GGCGAGCGCGGGGAGAAAGGCGACCGGGGCGAGCGCGGGGAGAAAGGCGACCGGGGCGAGCTGGGTCCAGCTGGGCCAGTGGGCCTGCCCGGCGTGGCGGGCGAACCGGGGCGCGACGCGCTGGAGATCATGGTGCTGGACGGGATTGATGAAACCAAGTCCTACCCGCGCGGGACCTTCGCCGCTCATCGGGGTGGGCTGGTGCGGGCCTCTCGAAAGACGACGGCTATCGGCCCCGATGGTCTGGAGGCAGCCGGCTGGCAGGTGATCCTCAACGGGTTCACGGCAGGTTCGTTCGCGCAGGTTGCCGAACGCGAGCTGGCCTTCACGGCCGAGGACACACGCGGCACCAAATGCGTGGCCACGTTCACGAATCACTCGCCGGTCTACCGCGGCGTCTATTCCGACTCCTCGGCGTACACGCTCGGCGACAACGTGACCTTCGGTGGCTCCATGTGGATCGCCATGCGCGATGCCCCTGACCACAAGCCGGGCGAAGGCGACGGTTGGAAGCTGTGCGTCAAGAAGGGTCGCGACGGGAGGGATGGCAAATGACGATGTTGGTTTCACTGGAGCAGGCGAAGTCTCATCTGCGCGTTGACGACGACGCGGATGACCTTGACATTGAGCGCAAGATCATGGAGGCATCAGCTGCCGTCGTGACCTACCTGGGTTCGTCAGCTGAGCTGCTGCTGGGCCTCAACACGGGTGGTGAGCCGGCGTCAGATTCCAACGGGCCGCTCATCCCGTGGCAGGTTCGTGCGGCAACATTGAACATGCTTGCTGCGCTCTATGAAAATCGTGGTGAGGATGGCGGCGAAGCGGCACAATACAAGGACGGCTACCTGCCGCCTGTGGTCGTGGCTCTGCTGTATCCTTTGCGGACGCCGGCACTTGGCTGAGTGGACAGTCCCGAATGACTGGGAGGGAGAGACGGTGGTGGTGATGGCCAGCGGACCGAGCATGACCCGTGAGCAAGCCGAGCATGTACGCGGCAAGGCGCGGGCCATCGCGGTTAACAATCAGGGCATCCCGACACTGTGCGATGGGCGGCTTGAGCCTGCCTTCGCGCCGTGGGCTGATGTGCTGTACGCGGCCGACTACGAGTGGTGGAAAGCGTACAGCAAGTATGCGCTGCAGTTCGCCGGGTTGAAGGTCTCGATCCGGCGCACCTTCTTCAAAGAGGTCAAGGTCATCAAGCAGTCGACCGAGCGTGTGTTCGATCCGCGCCCCGATCATCTGGCCACCGGGGGCAACAGCGGCTATCAAGCCGTCCACCTGGCTGCTCACTTCGGGGCGCGCCGCATCGTACTGTTGGGCTTTGACATGCGCATGGTCGGCAAGCGCAAGCACTGGTTCGGCGATCACATCCGACCACTGCACAGCGGCGGGAACTACGGTGTGTGGATCAGGAACTTCACCTCGTTGGCCGCGGTGCTCAAGGCGCGGGGAGTGGATGTGGTCAACTGCACTCCGGGGTCAGCCCTGACCTGTTTTCGTTCGGCCGCCCTTGAGGAGGTGTTGCCGTGAAGCTGGGGAGCATGCGTCATCGGATTCTGCTACAGCGTCGCGTGGATCATGTCAACGCCGACGGCGAGACCATGATCGCCTACGCGGACGTCGCCACAGTGTGGGGTGAGGTTTCGCCACTGTCCGGGCGTGAGTACATTACCGCCAAGCAGGTAGCCGCCGAGGTCACGACCCGCATCCGCATCCGGCATCGGCACGGCATTGATGCGACGTGGCGCGCCATCGTACAGACGCAGTTCAGTTCGCCCGCGGCGTTCGATGTCTACGATGTGGTAGCGCCGCTCGCGGACCCGGTGGTGAACACCCGCTGGCTGACGCTGCTCTGTGTGCGGCGTGACGCGGAGGGTTATCGTTCACAGGCGCAGGCAGGTGGCACTAGCAACAGCCACGGGGATGGTGAGTGATGGCAGTCACCGGTTACAGCGGGACGAGTGGTAAGCGCAGTCAGCTCGAAGGCGTGGCTGAGTTGACGGCGAAGCTTAGGGAGTTGTCTGACCCGAAGGAGACTGCTGCAACGCTAAGAGCGTCAGTGCGGGAACCCATGAAGCGAGTGATGGTCAAGGCGAAGCAGAACCTGACGGTCATCTCCCCGGGCGACCTTTCTGCCCGCGCGAGGAAAGGTACGCTCAAGCACCGCATCTGGACCAACGGCGGCTGGAACGGTATGGCTGTTGCAGGACACGCTCAGAAGTCGGTGCGTATGATTACCGTGATGTCCAAGGACAAGCAGCAGGCGACGGCCATCCTTGGTGTGCGGGCATCAGCATGGTATGCGCTGCAGTTCTTCGAGCTAGGTTCGTCCAAGACTCCTCAGCAGCCGTGGCTTCAACCCGCCTTCCGTTCGTCGGAGAACGCCATGCTGCAGGGGATCGCCGACACGATGAAGAAGCGGATGCAGCGCATCGCTAGGCAGCGGGCAAAGAAAGCGGGGGCAACGACATGATGCTCCACACCGCGCTGAAGATCGAGCTAGAATCGGACACAGCCGTGCAGGCTCTGATGGGTTCACGGTTCTATCTGGGCGTGATCCCGCAGAAGATCCGCGATGGCGACGTGCGCGTACCCTGTGTCGTATTCACTCGCTCCAATGTCGCGCGTCAGGTGACGTACTGCGGGACGGGAGGATTGGTCGCAACCAACTGCACCCTCGACGTCTACGCGGCCACCTATACGGCGGCGCGGGATCTGGCCGGCAGGGTGCGCCGCGCGCTGGTAGACTTCAACGGCGCACTGGGCGGCGGCTTGGATGTGCGGCATATCGCGATTGGGAACGAGATGGATTTGCTGGATGTGGACCCCGGTCTGCATCGAGTGATGTTGGCCTTTAACGTGTGGCATGTAGAGGAGAGTTGAACATGGCTTCAGAAGACACCCTGTTGGGTAATGATCTGGTGGTGCAGATCGGGGACGGCAACAGCCCGGAAGTTTTTTCCGATCTGTGCGCGGCCTTCGACTTCGGCTCGGTCGGTGAAGACAAGCCGCTGGTCGATGTCACGTCCTACTGCGATGATGCGCGGACGTACCGCAACGGACTCGCCGATGGCGTCGAGATCCCGCTGCAGTGCAACTTCATCCCGGGCGACCTGGCGCTGGAAGGTTTGTACACGGCCTACCAGAACAACACCGTCCCGAACTTCCGCATCAAGGTCAAGACGTTCTCGCCGGAGAACTACTTCGCCTTCGCCGCGACTGTTCGTGCCTGGAACGTCACGGGTCCCATCGGTGATCGCGCGGTTCTTCAGTTCACGCTGAAGATCAGCGGTGTCGTCACATGGGTTCGCTGATCGGTAAGGATCGGCTCCTCGCCGTCGCCGCCATTCGCACCAAGCGGGTGGAGGTCGGCGGCGAGGATGTTCTGGTCCGGGAAATGTACGCGGATGAGTTCGTCGGCTATGTCAAGCAGCGACAGACGGAACCCGGCAAGGCGGCGGCCTACCTGCTGCAGTGCTGTGTGATCGGCGAAGATGGCGAACCCTTGTTGACGAGCGAAGATGCTGAGGCGCTGGTCAAGTCACTGCGAGTTGGCGTGCCACTCATTCAGGCTGTCCTGACCTTGAGCGGTTTTGGGGACGACGAAAAAGAGCCTGACGCCAGCTGAGCTGTTCGACCATCGGCTGGCGGCTTTGTTGGGTCGAACGGTGGAGGAGTTGCACGCGACGATGACCGCCCGCGCCTATCGGAAGTGGGAGTTGTATTGGAAGGCCGAACCGTGGGGACCGTTTCGGGACAACCTTCACGCGGCGCTCATCGCTCGTGAAGTTCGCCGGCCGCAGATGCGCAAGGGCGCGAGGGTGGAGCTGGAGCCATTCCTGATCCGTGAGCCGGGTGAGCGGCAGCGCGACGCGAACAAGAAACTGGTGGGTGCGTTGATGGCTATGTCAAAGGTTCAGGAGAAGCCGCATGACTGATCTGGCAAGACTAGTCGTCAAGCTTGAGGCTCAGACGTCTCAGTTCAATGCTGAGTTCGCCAAGGTCAACAAGAGCATGGACCGGTTTGCGAAGCAGCAGTCGCAGGCACTGGACCGTACCGAGAAGCGGTGGCGGGGATTCAACCGCAACGTCACGGCTGCGATTGGCATACTCGCATCCGGCGCGTTGTTCAGAAAGATCATCACTGAGACGTCGGTCGTCGAGTCGGCGATGGCCCAGTTGGAGGCGGTGGTCAAGTCGACGGGCGGCGCGGCAGGATTCACCGCGCCCGAAATGGCGAAGATGGCTCTGTCTTTGTCGCAGGTCAGCACGTTCGGCGACGACGCCATCATGGGCATGCAGTCTGTGCTGGCCACGTTCACACAGATTAGCGGGCCGCAGTTTGAGAAGGCACAGCAGGCCATCCTCGACATGTCGACGCGCCTCGGTACTGACTTGAAGGCCTCGGCCGTCCAAGTTGGCAAGGCGCTGAATGATCCTGTGAGGGGCATGGCCGCGTTGAGGAAGGCGGGCGTTCAGCTCGATGATGCCCAACAGAGGTCCATTCGCACCTTCATCGCGCAGGGGGATGTGATTTCGGCGCAGGGTGTGCTACTTGATGAATTGAGTGTGCAGTTCGGTGGCGCGGCGCAGGGAAAACGCAATACCTTTGAAGGCGCGATCTTCGGCGTGGGCGAGGCGCTGGATGGATTGTTCGAGGCGAAGACGGGATTGCCCGCCGCGACCGAGGAACTCAACAAGCTGTCGGCGATACTGTCCGACCCGGCAATGAAAGCTGCCGCCGACAATCTGTTCTCCGGCATGATTGTGAAAGGCTCGCAGCTCACAACACTGATTGCCGAGACCATCGCCGGTCTGACAATCATGGGTGGCATGAGTGGTGGCAACGCGCTGGTAGACGTCGGTGTTCAGATCGACGCGATACAAAAGAAGATTGACCGGGCGCAGGGCTGGGGAGGTTTGTGGGGACTGACGGGCGGCGATACCGTCAACAAGCTGATCGCCAAACGTAACGAGCTCATCGCGGAAGAAATCCGACTGCGCGACGCCCTCGGTGTGAAGGTGGAGGAGGGTGAGGAGAAGGCCAAGGGCGGAACCTTCATGGGCGACCCTGCGGCGCTCGCCAGCATCGACGAAATGATTGTGAAGCTGGAGGAGCAGATTGCCGTCTACGGCAAGAGTGCCGATGCGGTGATGCGCTACCGCATCGAGCAGGGCGACCTTCAGGACATGTTCATTGGTGCTGGCCCTGCTGCCGATGAGTTGAAGGAAAAGCTGATCGCGCTTGCCGGCCGCTACGAGCACCTCCAAAAATCCAGCCAGGATACGGCCAAGGAAATACAGGCGGCCAAGGACCAGATTGAAAGCATGGAGGCGGATCTTGTTCAGCAGATCGCCGTGCTGGGTTTGTCAGAGGAGGCAACGATTGCCTACCGCATAGCGCACGGTGATCTTGCTGACACCTTCAAGCTGGCAGGCGAATCCAGCGAGCAGTACAAGCAACGCATCATTGACCTGACCAAGAACCTGCGGCTGGCTCAAGAGGAGCAGGAGCGACTCAAGGAGGCGCAGGCCGCGGATGAGGAAATGGACAAGCGCGCGGAGGAAGTCAAGGTTGCCATTGGTGCTCCGCTGGATGAACGTGATAACGCGCCGCTCAAGGAATACCGTGACACCATCGCTGAACTCAATGAGTTGATTGCGCGCGGCAAGATCAATCAGGAGGAATACAACCAGGCGGTTGAGATGGCGCAGGACGCCTTTGACAAGGCGAACAAGACTGGTGAGGCATTCTTGGAGCAGGCATCCAAGAATGTGCAGGACATCCTAGGTCAGTACCTGGAGGATCCATTCGGTAGCTCCATCGAAGACATGATCGCTGACTTCGGTCGCATGCTGGTACGTATGGCCGCGCAGGCGGTCGCGGCCGACATCGCAGGCAAGATATTCGGTGATGGTGTAGGATCGGGAGGCGGTTGGGTCGGCACGGCCATGAGCGCCATCGGTGGGTTCTTTGGTGGTGGGCGGGATTCTGGCGGACGCGGGCAGGCCGGCAAGGCGTATCTGATCGGTGCTGGCGCGCAGCCCGAGATGTTCGTGCCCGACAGCGCAGGCACTTTCATTCCGAACGTCGACCGCGATCCGGGCCAATCGAAACTTGCGCGCCTCGCCAACAAGACGTTCAACGGTGACGTCACCAACCTCGCCAATAAGACGTTCAACGGTGACGTCACCAACCTCGCCAGTACAGTGATCAGCAGGATCTTCGGCGGGGATATGAACGGCATCAGCGTACCTTCGCAACGACAGGGGCCGCAACGTGCGGACGCGCTGCGTATGCTCGGGGCGCAACGCCAGCCCGAGATGTTCGTGCCCGACAGCGCAGGCACTTTCATCCCGAACGTCGACCGCGAGCAAGGTAGGATGAAGTTGGCCAAGACCGTGTCGCGCCTGTTCGGCGGCAAGATGGATCAGGGCGGGATGGGGCAAGCTGGCAGGGCCTACATGATCGGCGCCAGCGCGCAGCCAGAGGCGTTCGTGCCTGATCGCCCGGTGCGCACCACGTCGACTGAGGGAAGCCAATCGCAGGTCAACCACTTCAACTTCTCCGTAGCCGCTCCTGGTGGTCGCGTGAGTCGTGAGACAGAGCAGCAGATTGCAGCGGCAGCAGCGCGTGGCATCGCGCAGGCGAACAGGAGAAACAACTGATGGACTTCCTGGAAGATCCACCGTTCCCGCGTTGCCCGTCTTTTGGGTTTACGTCTGAGCCTATGTATGACGTCACGGTGATCCGTCGAGCGAGCGGTCATGAACGACGCAACCGCAACTGGCTCTACCCGCTGCATCGCTACTCGGCGACGGTCGGCCCGCGAGGCTGGGATGATGTGCAGGCGGTGTTGGAGTTCTATCACGCTGTGGGCGGTCGGGCGCTCGGGTTTCGTTTCAGCGATGGCAACGACTACAAGTCATGTCAGGTCCACGAGGTTATCACCGCACTGGACCAGCCGCTGATCCCCACGCCGTCAGGCTTCTCACCATCAGGCTATCAACTGATCAAGCGTTACAGCGCAGGCTCGCGCAATCAAGACCGCTACATCACCAAGCCGATCACAGGCACCATCCTGCTCGCCGACAACGGCACTGCGAAGGACGAGGGGGTCGACTGGACCATGGATTACACGACCGGCGTCGTGGCCCTAATCTTCAGCCCGGTCGGGCCGCTGACATGGGGCGGGCAGTTTGATGTCCCGGTGCGCTTCGACTCGGAGCTACCCGTTGAGCTACAGAACAAAGAGATCCAGTCAGCTTCGTTCACGCTGATGGAGCTGCGGGAGGAGGAACTGTGAAGACCATCCCGGCAGGGCTGGCCGCGCACCTTCAGGGCAAGCTGACCTCGGTCGCCTTGTGCTGGAGGATCACGCGCACCGACAACACGGTCATCCGCGGCACCGAGTCAGACGCGACCATCCGGATCACCGCGGGCGCTCATGCAGGAGAGTATCCAGCGCGGGCGGGCATCACCGGCAGCGTGGTCAAGTCGACGCACGATATGAGCGTGGACAATGTGGATGTGCAGGGCGCGCTCGACGATGCGCTGTCCATCATCGACCTCAACGCGGCCGACCTAGAGGCTGGGCTGTTTGATCAGGCTGAGGTGGTCCTGTTCCTGTGCGACGCAACGACACCGGACGACGGGCAGGTGATCATCCGTAAGGGCTCAATCGGGAATGCTTCGTGGACCTCAGAGGGTCAGTACCGCGCCGAGCTGCGCGGCATGTTTCAATACTATTCGCAGATCCCCATTCGCACCTACGGTCAGGCGTGTGACGCCGAGCTGGGCGACGCGCGCTGCGGCGTTGACCTCAGCAGCTTCGAGGTGGGCGGCACAGTGACCGCCATCGCCAATCGACGGCGCTTCGATTCGATACTGGCCGCATCACCTGCGGTGACGAACGGCGATTACTTGGGAGGGTTACTGACCTTCACGA